ATTGCGAAATAATTCTTTCAAAAGTGGTACGATAAAGAAAATCCATTTACAGGGCATGGGATGAAACAGAAACTGGAATACATTGCCATTGGTGACTTGAAGCCTTACGAAGCCAATAGCAGGACGCATTCAGCAGAACAGGTTCAGCAGATCGCACGATCCATTGAGGAATTTGGATTCACCAATCCAGTGCTGATCGACCAGGACAACGGAATCATTGCAGGCCACGGTCGCGTAGAAGCCGCAAAACAGGTCAGCATGGATCTAATCCCATGTATCCGCTTATCGCACCTTAGTGAAGCCCAAAAGCGGGCCTATGTCATTGCAGATAATAAACTGGCGCTAAATGCTGGCTGGGATGATGCGACATTAAGGTCAGAGATTGAGGCATTGCAGGATCTTGAATTTGACATATCTTTGCTTGGGTTCGATGACATAGAGCTTGGAAAGATGTTTGATGAACCAGAAGAGCCTCAACTCAAGGATGAGCAATACAGCGAAGTGTTCAACATCATTGTTGAGTGCAAAGATGAAGATGAGCAGGAAAAAATCTTCAATCGACTAGATGGCGAGGGGTACAAATGCCGAGTTCAAAGTTTGTAGTTCAAAGCCAAACATCAAATTCATTCAAAGCAAATAAGGTCAAATCAGCGTTTGACTTCAATGCTGACGTTGTAAAAAAAGAATTTGATGTCAGCATTCCGATTGAGGGAAAGCAATGGAATGTTGGTCTTATTGTCGGCGCATCAGGAAGTGGTAAGACAACAATAGCGAAACGGCTTTTTCCAGAATTCTATTTTTTTGAAGGATATGATTGGGATGGTCAATCAATCATTGATGATTTTGGCGAGCATCAAGCAAAAGATATCACTGAGACATTATGCAAGGTTGGTTTTGCTTCGCCTCCTGACTGGTTAAAGCCATTTGCAGTGCTGTCAAATGGTCAGAAAATGCGAGCAGAGCTTGCCAGATTGATTCTAACGAGCGAAAAACCTTGCATCTATGATGAATTCACATCCGTTGTAGATCGACAAGTGGCGTGCATAGGATCATCAGCCATACAAAAGTTCATCAGAAAACAGAACAAGCAATTTATTGCTGTATCTTGTCACTATGACATTGAAGAATGGTTAGAGCCTGATTGGGTTTACAACTGCGACAAATCAGAATTTGTCTGGAGGAACCTTCGGCGACCGCAAATTGTCTGCAACATCAGAAAAGCAGAACAACGCGAATGGAAGCAATTCATGGACTTTCATTATTTGAGCCACGATCACAACACGGCTGCACACAAATACATTTGTGAGATCAATGGTCAGCCTATTGCATGGTGTTCTGTGCTTCATTTCCCGCATCCTCATGTCAAAAACATGAAGCGCATACATCGGATTGTTGTGAAACCTGACTATCAGGGCATCGGAATTGGAAGACGGTTTTTGACTGAAGTTGCCAATAAGTATAAGAAAACTGGTCATCGCGTTTCATTGGTAACCAGTTCTCCTGCATTTGTTCATGGATTGCAGTCTGATAAATGTTGGTCAATGACAAGAAAACCAAGCAGAAATGCTCCTACAGCCAAAACAGGAGTTCTTGTTGGAACAACATCTGATGCGCGGTTAACTGCAACCTTCGAATTCAAAGGCAGTTAATATGGCAGCCGATTGGATAGCAACACAAATGAAGGTTTCAACATGAGCCTTACACCAAAGCAGGAAGCGTTCTGTCAAGCAATCGCTGATGGCATGACCCAATCTGATGCTTACCGCAGTGCGTTTGATGTAAGCCCATCGACCAAGGCAGAGACAATTCACAAGCGAGCCTCTGAGTTGATTGGCAACGGGGAGGTGACGGGTAGGGTGGCAGAACTAAAAAAAACCCTATCTGCGAAAGCGTTGTGGACTAGGGAGATGAGCGTCAAAGCATTAGTGGAGTCATATCGAGTAGCCAAGGATCGCAAGAACTCCAATGGCATGACAGGAGCCGTTAAAGAACTCAATGCCATGCACGGCTATAACGAACCACAGCAGATTGATCTCAATATCCGTCAGCTTCCTGCCTCTGTAGACGATTTCGTCTAATGCCTTTATCTCCCACTCAAAAAGCCTTTGCATCATGCCGTGAGCCATTTCCGGCTTTTGTGGGAGGCTTCGGCAGCGGCAAGAGTGCGGCAGCTATTGCTCGGGCTATGGCGCTCAAGTCTCACTTCAAGGATTGTGACGTTGCCTATTACTTGCCAACATTCCCGCTGGTAGAAGACATTGCCTTGCGTCGATTCCCAGAACTTTGTGAACGAAAGGGATGGGCCTACAAAGTACGGGCGGGGAATAACCCTCAGATCGAGTTCCCAGGATCAGGCAGGATCATATTCCGCACAATGGAACGACCAGAGCGCATTGTCGGCTATGAAGTGGCACATAGCATCCTAGATGAATTGGATACGCTCCCAGTAGATAAGGCGCGGGAAGTCTGGAACAAGGTCATAGCCAGAAATAGGCAGAAGTGCAGTATCCCGAATACGGTAGCGGTAGCGACTACGCCAGAAGGATTCCGCTTTGTTTATGAGCGCTGGGTAAAGAATCCTGCTCCGGGTTACGTCATGTTCAAGGCTAAGACCATCGACAATGCATCCAATCTGCCAGATGAATACATTGCCAACCTAGAGCGCACCTATTCCAGCAATCTGCTTGCCGCCTATCTGGACGGTGAATTCGTAAACCTGACTGCTGGATCTGTTTATCCAGAGTTTGATAGATCGCTCAATGCGACTGATGAAGTCATCAAGGATGGCGAGCCACTTCATATCGGGATGGACTTCAACGTCACCAATATGAGCGCAGTGGTTCATATTCTAAGGGGTGATGATCCTCATGCCGTGATGGAATTCACCGGGATCTATGACACGCCAACCATGGCGCGGGTACTCAAGGAGCGATACTCAAGCCACAGGATCTTCGTATACCCAGATGCCAGCGGTAGCAGTCGAAAGACGGTCAACGCTTCTGAGTCAGATCACGCCATTCTTAGAGCGGCAGGATTCCAAGTGATGACCAATGCCAGAAACCCCAGAGTCAAGGATCGGGTGCTATCAGTCAATCACATGATCCACAATCAAGGTGACAGGCGTTACAGGGTCAATCCAGAAACCTGTCCTAGTCTGGTCGAGGCATTGGAGAAGCAAAGCTACGATTCCAATGGTGAGCCAGACAAAAAGTCAGGCTTTGACCATATCGTGGACAGTCTGGGGTATTTCTTGGTGTATCGCTATCCAATGATGCACAATAAGCCGCAATTGGCACAAATTGTAGGAATCTGATATGGCAGTTGATACTCAGCACGAAGAATACGAAGAACACTATGACCAATGGGAACGGTGCGAGCACGCCGCAGAAGGTCAAGATGAGGTTCATGAGTACGGCATCAAGTATCTGCCAAGGCTGTCAGGTCAGACTGATGAGGAATACAAAGCCTATAAGCAACGGGCATTGTTCTATAACGCCACCCAGAGAACCATTGATGGGCTTACAGGGATGCTATTCCTAAAGCCTGTAGTCGCAGTCCATCCGGCAGGTATAGATAACCTAACCGCCGACATCACGATGGCGGGGCAGACCATTCACCAGTTTGCTGAAATGGTTGCCGAGGAGGTTGTCAAGATCGGTCGATGCGGTGTCCTTGTAGATCATCCTCCGATCACTGATGCACTTACGGTTGCCCAGGCGCAAGCTATTGGCATGAGGCCATACGCAAGGCTCTACGATGCTGAATCCATCATCAACTGGAGATCAGAACGTATCGCTGGCGCTGAAATGCTGACGCTGGTGGTTCTGGAAGAGGAATATCCAGTCTGGGAAGATGAATTCAAGGCCGATTGCAAAAAGCAATGGCGCGTACTTGAGCTTCTGGAAGGGATATACAGGCAACGGGTTTATCGGAAGAACGAAAAAGGTGATTTCTATGTCGAGTCCGAAGTCTACCCGCAGTCCCAAGGCCGACCGATTGCCAGAATCCCGTTTGAGTTCTTTGGGGTCAGGGACAATACGCCATGCGTTGACAAGCCTCCTCTCCTTGATCTGGTTGATGTCAACCTGTCTCATTACAGAACCACAGCCGACTATGAGCATGGACTGCACTTCACAGGACTGCCTACACCAGTGGTTACAGGTTT